TTTAGGCAAAGCTAATAATAACGGCACAATAATAGTAGATGAAAATTTATCGCCATTAGAAGCGAAAGAGGTTGTTAAACATGAGCGTGTACATATAGATCAAATGCGCAGAGGCGATCTTGATTATGATGATAAAAACGTATATTGGAAAGGGCGTATAATACCAAGATCTAGTATTAAAGAGGGCGCTAAAAATTTACCCTGGGAAAAAGAAGCTTATAATAAGTCAAATACATAAAAAAAATAAAAAACAGGTAATAATAATAATAATTAAAAACAAACAAAATGGCATACAAACAATCGCCCGCAAAAGTAGTAAAAGGGCAAATGACAAATAAAGCAGCCGGGCTTGCGCATGGTGATTCAATGGCTATGATGGGCTTTTCTACAACCCCGAAGAAAAAACCTATTAGCACTGGTAAAAAAATCCTTAATACTGCAGGACAGTTTATAAAAGACGTAGGCTATCAAGCAAGAGATTTAATTACACCTGATCCTAAAAGAATGTCTGCATCGGTAAGCAGAAAGGATAATCTTAATATGCAGATATTAAAAGATCAGGAACAAAAAAATTATGATACTTCTAGAGCTAGAGTAAAAAAAGGCGAAACATATTTTAGTGTGGCTAATGCTTTTGATGACTCTGGTTACGGTAGTATAACAGGGCTTGGTAAAAAGGCTAAAAGAAAAGATAAAGGATCTTTTGACGGCAAAAAAGCTCGAAAAGCATCATTTTAAAATTAATATTAAAACAATGAAAAAAATAACCATTTTAATTTTATTTATATTTATTACGTGCAGTGCTATTTTAAATTTATTTAACACAAGACTATTTTATATGGAACAGATTCACCATGATATAATGGCTTATGTTTTAGGTTTTAGTACTATTTTTTTATTTTTTGGCTGGAGCTATAAGCTGGCTTCAAAATTGTTTACTAAAAAAATTATTTAATGAAAAAACTTTTAAGTCTTTTATCAGGCGGTATAATTAAAGACGTAGGTAATGTAATCGATAAACTTACAACTACAGACGAAGAAAGATTAGCTGCTAAACAAAAGATTCAAGAGTTATTGGAAAAAGCAGATCAAGACGCGCAGACACAGGTGACCGAAAGATGGAAAATGGATATGCAATCAGATTCATTTTTATCTAAAAACATTCGGCCACTTGTGCTGGTGTATCTTACATCTATATTTACTATTTTAGCTTTTGCTGATGGTAATGTAGGCGGATTTGTAGTAGCAGAAGATTATATTCCAATTTTTCAATCATTATTAATAACAGTCTACGGTGCGTATTTTGTTGGACGCACGTGGGAAAAATCAAAAAAATCCAACAATAACAATTAAATTAAATCAAATGTCAAAAATTACAGATGAGCAGTTAGAAAAGTTACATAAACAGCAAACTGCATTAAATTCATTACTAAGCAAGATTGGTATTGCCGAGTCTCAGAAACACGCGCTGCTACACGAAATTGCAGGTGTAAATCAAGAGATTGAAGAGTTCAAAACTGAACTTGAAAAAGAATACGGTTCTGTTAATATTAATTTAGAAACAGGCGAATATTCTAAGATCGAACAAGATGAAGTTAATAAGGAAGATTAGTATTGGGTCAGACTATAAGAATGACGCAATGCATTATTCAGTAGGTCAGCAAGTATATGGCGGTCACGAAATATCCGCTATATTGTTTGAAGACGAAGACACTTCGTACAATATCTACATTAAGAAAAACTCAGAGGTTTTGCCATGGAAGAAATTTAACTCTAACATGGCAATTTCCGTTGAGTACGATCTTGAATACTAATGAAATCATTATACCAATTTATAGTAAAACCTAAATGCGAACGATATAATAATACTAAAAAAGTAGGTGACAGTAGCCTGCTACTAAATACAAGTATAGAAAGCTTTCGTCACATAAACAAAGAAGCTATAGTAGTTTCTACTCCAGCTGCTTTTAATACCAACATAAATATAGGAGATACTGTTTTAATACATCACAATATATTTAGAAGATGGTATGATATGAAAGGGGCTGAAAAAAACGGAAGTATGTATTTTAAAGATAATATGTATTTCGTTAACGTAGATCAAGTTTATGGGTATAAAAAAAATAACAATTGGGTTATGGTTAACAATAGATGCTTTATAAAGCCTATTAAAGAAACAAGCTCATATTCAAACGAAAAAGAGCAAAAGCATATTGGTATACTAAAGTATGGTAATAATGCGTTAGAAGCGCTCCAGATTAGCCCAGGAAGCTTAGTAGGCTTTACGCCTAGTAGTGAATGGGAATTTATTATAGACGATGAGCGTCTTTATTGTATGAAATCAAATGATATAGCTATTAAGTATGAACGTAAAGGACACGAAGAAGAATATAATCCGAGCTGGGCAAAAAGCGGTTAATGAATTAATTCGCGTTGCTGAAGAGCAGATTATAACAGATACTGAAGACGACCTTTCAGCTGACAGACTTAAGAATGCCGCAGCCACTAAAAAGTTAGCGATCTTTGATGCGTTTGAAATACTAACACGCATAGACGAAGAAAGATCATTATTAGAGGGTGAGAATCAAGCGGCTAAAGCTAAATCATTTAAAGGCTTTGCAGAAGGTAGATCGAAATGAATTACACACAAACACTGTTTGAAATTCTGCCTGATTATATAAGCAAGAAAGTTCTTAATAAAAAGAATAGGTATAAGCAATGGAAGTATGGCTATGACAAAGAAAACGATGTTGTAGTTATAAGTAAGACCGGAGAGATTGGAGATGTGTATAGCATACAAAATCTTAAAATAGCTTTACCAAAAACATCTGATCCGTATAAATTTAAAAAAAATACGTGGAATCAAATAGATTATCCTAAAGAACTTGAAAAAATAAAAAGTGTATTTGAGTGGAACCAAATGCCCGAATACTTTAAAGAAAAATATTATGACTATATTGACGAAGAGTTTAAACGCCGAGATCAGGGGTTTTCGTTCGTTAACAAAGGCAATTCTACTTATATTACTGGCACTCATTACATGTACTTGCAGTGGAGTAAAATTGACGTTGGGGCCCCTGAATTTAGAGAAGCAAACAGATTATTCTTTATATTTTGGGAAGCGTGTAAAGCTGATACACGATGTTATGGGATGTGCTATCTTAAGAACAGACGATCGGGATTTTCATTCATGGCATCGGGAGAAACTGTTAACATGGCAACAATATCATCTGATTCACGGTTTGGCATACTATCCAAATCCGGAGCTGACGCTAAAAAAATGTTTACTGACAAAGTTGTGCCAATATCCGTTAATTACCCATTCTTCTTCAAGCCAATACAAGACGGTATGGATCGACCAAAAACCGAACTGGCGTATAGGGTACCCGCATCGAAGCTTACCAGAAGAAAACTTGATCAAGGCGAAAAGCCGGAGGAGCTCGAAGGGCTCGATACAACAATCGACTGGAAAAACACAGGAGACAACTCGTATGACGGTGAAAAACTCAAACTTCTTGTACACGACGAATCGGGAAAATGGGAGAGGCCGGACAACATTTTAAATAACTGGCGAGTCACAAAAACAACACTTAGGCTAGGATCTAGAATTGTAGGTAAGTGTATGATGGGCTCAACTTCAAACGCATTAGACAAAGGTGGAGCAAATTTTAAAAAGTTATACGAAAATTCAAACGTTACTGAACGAAACCGCAATGGACAGACTAGCTCGGGACTATATTCTTTGTTTATACCTATGGAGTGGAACTACGAAGGATTCATTGATACTTATGGAAACCCTGTCTTCGATACACCAAAAGAACCAGCTGAGGGGCCATATGGAGAGCTTATTGACCAAGGAGTAATTGAACATTGGCAAAATGAAGTTGATGGTCTTAAAAATGATCAGGACAGCTTAAACGAATATTACAGGCAATTTCCAAGAACCGAGCAGCACGCTTTTAGAGATGAAGCAAAAGAGTCTTTATTTAATCTAACTAAGATTTACGAACAGATAGATTATAATGAAGAAGTTCAAAACGGAATGCAAGTTACACAAGGTAGTTTTCAATGGGAAGGCGGGGAGCAAGATAGCAATGTAATATTTGCGCCAAATATGAATGGAAGATTTAGAGTATCTTGGGTGCCTCCTAAAAATTTACAAAACCGCGTAATAGTAAAAAATGGTGTGAAATACCCAGGTAATGAACACATTGGTGCTTTTGGTTGTGACTCGTATGATATATCAGGAACAGTTGATAAGAGAGGATCAAAAGGTTCTTTGCATGGATTAACTAAGTTCAGCATGGAAGATGCGCCGCCTAATATGTTTTTTTTAGAATATATTGCACGGCCTCAAACAGCTGAAATATTTTTTGAAGATGTACTTATGGCGCTGGTATTCTACGGGATGCCGTTATTGTGCGAAAATAATAAACCTCGATTATTATACTATTTAAAAAGAAGAGGTTATAGAGGGTTTTCAATGAACCGACCGGATAAGCTTTGGAATAAGCTTTCTGTTACAGAAAAAGATATAGGCGGTATACCAAACTCGTCTGAAGACATTAAGCAAGCGCACGCTGCAGCAATAGAAAGTTATATAGAAAATTATGTTGGCCAAGTTACTGAAGGTGTATATGGTGATACGTATTTTCAAAAAACGCTAGAAGACTGGGCTGGATTTAATATAAACAATAGAACAAAATTTGATGCAACAATTAGTTCGGGGTTAGCTATTATGGCTTGTAATAAAAACAGGTATAGACCGTCTGCTGAAAAAGTAATTAGGTCTGTACCGCTAAGCTTTAAAAAATATAACAATAAAGGATATAGTTCAAAAATAATATAATAAATGGTTAATACTAATTACAACAGCTCGTTTCCCGATCAGGTGGTACCTAATGAGGAAAAGCAGTCATTAGATTATGGTTTGCAAGTAGCAAGAGCTATTGAAAACGAGTGGTTTAGAAATAACCGTGGCGGGGATCGTTTTACTTCTAATTTTCAGGAGTACCATAGGAGAAGGTTATACGCTAGAGGCGAGCAATCTATTCAGAAGTATAAAGATGAATTATCTATTAATGGTGATTTATCTTATTTAAATTTAGATTGGAAACCTATACCTATTATTCCTAAATTTGT